GATGAGTTTGTGGTGATTGCTGGGTCGCATGTGCATGCGGTGGCGGATATTCAGAGTGGCTTGGCTACAAGTGCGGCATTGGCTACGGAGTCAGGTAAGATCACCAACATCGAAAACGCATCTGGATATCTGCTTGCAGTGTTGGCTGGGGCTTGTGCAGATCCGCAGACAGCGTCAGAGACTTACGCGATCACGGTGTTCGGGTCTACCTTCACGGTCGACATGGCAGGGCAAACAAGCACTGGAACAAGGACAGCACCGACGCTGACGAAAACATGAACATAGGACGATTTGCACAACGTGGATGGGCGTTTCAGGGCTTCGCGTTTGCTACATGGGGGCTGGCTAGTGCAGAGGTCGCTAATGCCGAAATTGTCACGACGCGGCTGTCATTGATCGGGACATCACGCCAAAGGTTGAGCATTGAAGGCACATCAACGGAACGAATGGCCACAGTCGGCACATCACAGAAACGATTGAGCATTGAGGGGGCAAGTCGATGACGGCACAGATACACAGAAGACGGGTCGGTGATCTCAGAACCGTATTGCCAGTCACGTTACAGCAGCCCGATTCCTCTGGGGTATTGGCCGCTATCAACCTGACAGGGCTAACTGTTACGTTCAAGATGGTGAACGCTGCAACCGGAGCCACAAAGATTGCAGCAACATCAACGGGCCTGACGGTTGTGACGGCCGCCAGTGGAACGGTCAACTATGACTTTAACTCAGGTGGTGTCGATGCGGCTGGTGTGTATTGGGGCACGTTTCTTGTGACTGAATTAGGGCAGACGGATGCAGTGCCAGTGCGACAGAAGGATCTGCGAATCATTATTGACAGCGATACGCAGACGGGCGAAGAGGCTTATGCGGCTGCAATTGCGGCGGAATGATTCCTACAACGTAGACGAGCATATGGCCGCGCCATATGGGCGAAGTTATATGGAGTGCAGGCAAAAAACATGAAAGCCAGCCGTGAAATATTTTCGATGGGTCCTTCCGGCGACGTGGCACTTCTCTGCGATTCAAAAAGCCCCGGATTCTAAACAGAAACTCTGTCCGTCCAGCAATGTTTTGGGGAAGGGGGAAGCATGGTCGAAGAGCGGCCAACAAGGTTTATCGGTTACGTAGCGACGGCAGACGGGAAAATCATTTCACTCAAGGGGCGTGGCCGACGTGAACTAAAGCCAGGCAAATCATCGCCATACGGGCACAAGACTGTTTGCGTCAGTGTCGACGGCAAGTCGTCTTCGCACAGTATGCACAGAATGATTTGGGAGGCATTTAATGGGCCGATACCTGACGGAATGGAAATCGATCACAAAGATAGGAATCCGTCAAACAACAAACTTTCAAATCTAAGGCTAGCAACCAGAGAACAAAACGCACGGAATAACTCGGGGCACAGAAACAGCAGAAGCAAGCATAGTGGAGTTTGCTTCCATCAGCGGTTAAACAGGTGGCAGGCTTACATACGAGTCAAACGAAAGCTCGTGCATTTGGGATACTTTGAAACGGAAGATCAAGCGGCGGCGAGGAGATTGCAGGTGGAAAAAAGTACCTTTGGCGAGTTTGCTCCGCAGTGGACATAGAAACAATATCCGATGTCAAACTTGCAGGCCGTGCGTTGAAAGATTGGTTGAAACACGACGACCCGAAGCGACAACAGGCAGTTGAAGCGATCTATGACGTTGTCATTAACAACGCAGATCCAAAGATGAAAACAGCAGCCTTTACAGCACTCCTGCAGGCTGATGCGGTCGACCTCAAACGGCAGGAAGTGGAAATCAAAAAACAGGCGGCGGATGATCACAAACGACTTAGACTTCTTGAGATCCTTCGACACCTCCCTCCTGGAGAGCTTGGTAAACTCACATCCGGTGACTCGCGATTTGCTGCAGTCGGACGAGAGGACCAAGGATCGGGAACGGAAGGCGAAGCTACGGGCGTCTGAGCGTGATTTGAAGATATCGTGTCCTGCCGAACCAAATCGACGATTCGACGCACTGCAGGACGGGGAGCTGTTCCTGACGACCTATTTCCCAGAAGTCTTCTTCGAGCCATTCACCACCGACCGCAGAGACATGCACCAAAGCATTGTCAGGGCTGCAATGTACGGCGGGGATCAGGCAATAGCAGGAACTCGCGGAGAGGGCAAAACGAAGTTGGCAATCTATACCGCACTGTTTTTGACTCTCAAGGGGTTGTCGCCCTTCCCAATCGTTATTGGCAAGAACCAGAGAAAGAGCGAAGGCGAGCTGCGGACTGTACGCGAAAAGCTACAACAGTCTGAATTGTTGCTCGCTGACTTCCCGGAACTCTGTATGCCATTCAGGGCGGTTGGCGGCTGGTCATCACGGGCACGAATGCAGACCGTTGCTGGGGAACCGTCCAATCTTGAACTGGCAGCAGATCACCTAATTTATCCCACAATCGGACGGCATCAACTGCCAGATGACTGGCCGGACGTTCTGGATCCTGTAAGCAATGGCCAGATTCTTGCGTCGATCGGAATCGACGGAAGCATTCGCGGAACCAACTACAGAGACCGCAGACCGTCCATTGCTATCATTGACGACATCGAAGACCGTCAGGCTGCTGACTCCGACGCATTGATTGAGAAGAATGAAGAAACAATCGAAAAGGACATTGCGGGGCTTGCAGCGTCTGCCAAGAGAGTTGCCCGTGTTCTTCTTTGCACGATCCAGAACCGAAAGTGTATCGCCTACAAGTTCACCGACCCGACGAAAAAGCCGTCATTCAAGGGCCGTCGATATCGCAAGATGATTACTCCACCGGACCGCATGGACATGGTGCAGGAATATCTGAGATTGCGAATTGAGCGGGCCGAGAATGATCCAGACGCACGGGTGGCATTCCGGTACTGGCGAGACAACAAACTAGAGATTGAACGGGACTGCGTTATCAGCAATCCGTCATCATTCGATGGCACGGTGCACGAAGACGGCGAACCGCTCGAACTCTCTGCAATCCAGAGTTATTACAACAAAGTGGCGGACTGGGGCGAAAAGGCAGTAGCAACTGAAGTTGATAACGATCCACCGGCAGAAGTCGGGCCACAGGGGAGCGGGCTGACATGGCATACTGTGGCGAGTCGTTTGAGCGGACTGGATCGATTGCAGTTGCCAGCGAACGCATCGTGCATCACGGCAGCGATCGACCTCGGAAAGTATCTGTGCCACTGGGTTGTGATTGCTTGGTGGAAGGGTGCTGGGGGATGTGTCATCGATTACGGACGGGCCGAAGTCACCGGCACGGACAAGGCGATGGACAGCCAGAGCAGTGAGCCGATGATTTATCGCGCACTGCTGAACTGGCGAGATGAGTTGCTGTCGAAGGAATACGTTGACGCGGCTGGATCAGCACGCAAAGTTGAAGCTATTTTTATTGACTCCGGAACGTTTACCGATGCAGCGTATCAGTTCGTTCGCGATGTTCACGGGGCTCCGTTTTACGTGTCCAAGGGTATCGGCAAGTACAGAGACAAAAAGGAAGAAACCGACAAGATCAAGCCGGGTGCCCACATGCACGCGGCCTATCAGGAAGCACAGGGCCTCTGGCTGTACGAACTCAATACAGACTACTGGAAACAGTTTGTGCATGAGCGATTTCTGACGCCCACGTTTGACGAGCAGAACTTTCTGCGACGTGGGGCACTGTCGCTGTTCGTGCAGCCAAACGATAGAAAGCACACGTCGTACGCTCAGCACATTGCAGCGGAAGAACTTGTCAGCGAGTTCAAAGAAGGCAAAGGCGTCAAGACGTACTGGAACGTGATAAACGACAACAACCACTGGCTCGACGCAACATACATGGCAGCGGCTGCGGCAAGTGCTCGCGGCATCTATCTCCTTTCACCAACAGCAGAGAACCCGGATGGCCCCTCAGTTACTCCAAGAACGAAAGCCCCAAATGAGCAAGCACAACAGAAACCGCCAGCCGGAAAGCCTGCAGGCCAACGTCATGGAGTCCCCAAAAAGAGAGCAGGCGGATGGGTCAACAGTCTCCGAAAGCGTTAAGCCAAAAGCCCGCGTCACATCGTTTGTGCCGATGGCTTGCACCGCTTGCCAGCGATTGCGTGATCTTGATGAGGAAATCAAAGGCAAATCATGCAGCCGCGTCTATAGTACGCAGGGCCGCACGCGGTATTGCAAGTGTGGGTTTTGTGGTGGGACATGGAAAGAAATTGAATAATGTAGCCCATGCTACATCATAGCAACAACACACCAGCCCTCTATCGCTAAACGCATCGCCTTGCCTCAACAATGCAGGGCATGGCATCAGCAGCATCCCTACTCGCACAGATCGACGCGGCGATTGAAGCACTCCTGACCGGGGGCGCGGCATCGTATAGCATTGGTTCACGTACCGTCACTGCGTTGGATCTTGGTACGCTGATGGAGCAGCGGAACATTCTGCAGATCCAAGCTGATCGCGAAAGTGGCGGCGGCGGTATGTTTCGACTCGCGAAACTGCAGAGGGCTAGCCAATGATCGGCAGCACTCTGGATCGCATCATCGGCGTATTTTCGCCAGCGGCTGCAGTCAAGCGAACGCAGCAACGCAGAACGCTTGAGCGAATGTTTCAAGGGGCAGAAGCCAATCGGCTGACGAACAACAAGCGGCCGAAGAATCAGTCGGCAGATTCTGAGCTACTCGGGCCATTTGGGGCAGACGCTTTGCGAGCATGGTCCCGCGCGTTGGTTCGTGACAACGCTTATGCCTGGGGCGTTGTCGACACGATCGTGAGTTCAGTGGTCGGTTGCGGCATTGGTGCTCAATCGCAGATCGAAACACCCGAAGGCACTGACATCGAGGATGTCAACGAAGTTCGAGACAAGAAATGGGCAGAGTGGTGCGAAGTATGCGACGTCAATGGCCGCATGAACTTTGCAGAAATCCAGCAGCTCATTCAGCGTGAAATGGTCGAGGCAGGCGAGGTGATTATTCACCTGGTAAACACGCCTTCCCTGAAGTATCGCGGCATCTATCGCCCGATTCCGCTCGCGATTGAAGTCATCGAAGCAGACCGCATCGCGACGGAAAAAGACACGTACAAGATCCACAGCAAGGATGGCAACAAGATCATCAGAGGCGTAGAACTTGATGACCTTGGCAAGCCTCTAGCCTATTGGATCTATCCGGAACATCCAAACGGGCCATACGCAACGCGAGTTCTTCCGGATCGCATCGACGCAAAAGACATCTTGCATTTGTACCGAGTCGACCGCATTGGACAGACTCGCGGCGTTTCGTGGTTTGCTCCAGTGATGTCGTGGTTGCGGGATCTCGGCGTCTACGTGGACAATGAGATTCAAGCGTCTGCGGTGGCGTCGTGTTTCGGCGTTGCCATCACGACAACGGGCCGCGCCGGTTCTGGCTTAATGCCATCGACAGACAGCGAATCGACAGACGTCAACGGCAATCAGTTTGAGTATCTTGAACCAGCAATGGTTGTCAGGTTGCAGCCAGGGGAATCGGTCGAATCGATCAATCCCGGCCGTCCGAACTCAGCGTCGGAACCGTGGATCAACCTAATGCTTCGCGGCATTTCAGTCGGCACTGGCTTGAGTTACGAGGTCGTCAGCAGAAACTACTCCGGTACATCCTACAGCAGCAGCCGCACATCGATGCTGGAAGACCGTCGCCGGTTTCGTCGATGGCAAAAATACATGGTTCAGCACTGCTGCCAGCCGATCTGGGATCGATTTTGTGACCAAGCAGCAACGGCGGGCGTCGATGGGTTTCCATCAATGACCGAGATTCTTGACGACCGGCGATCATCGACCGCCGTCGAATGGCAAACGCCTGCATGGGAATGGGTAGACCCGCAAAGCGAGCAGGCCGCATCTGACGCAGCGTTGACTTCGTTCCAGAGCACATACCAGGACGAGCTTGGTCAGCGTGGTAAGAACTGGCGGAACGTGTTCTACCAGCGAGCCAAAGAAGAAAAGCTGAAGCGGCAACTTGGACTTGTGACAAAAGACATGGCCAACGTCGAGGCGTCTCAGGCCGAAGCTCAACAGATGGCCGCAACGTCTGCAAACCCGAACGGCGATGCTACAGCGAATCAACCAGCGGGCGAAATGGCCAACACTTCGCGGCTGCAGTGGGGTAGAAATCGGAAAGCCATCGAAGACATCCTTTCTGAGTTTATCGCAGGCACTGCAAGCGAGACAAAAGCTCGCGTAATGCTGCAGACGCTGGGACTAACGGAAGCCACAGCAACGATGCTGATTCAAGACGCTCAGGACGGAACTGTCGACACTGATTTGAGCGAAGAACCGGAGACAGAGAATGCCACGTAAGCGAGGCAAATTACCACCAGTTAAGAAGCCAGCGGGCCAAATGGTCCTGCGGTCGGTCGGCTATGCCTCTGGCGTTTCTGATGTCGTCATTGCCACTGAGACACCAGTGCGACGATACGACGAAGAACGCGGATACGTGATCAACGAAGTGCTGCTAATGGAAGGCGTAGTCCTTCGAGCCAATCAATCACAAATCCCAATCGTTGACAGCCACGACGACAGCACAGTCAGAAACATTTTTGGAAGCATTCGCGGCCTACAGGTTATCGATGGAGAGCTACATGGTTCGCCGAGCTTTGCCAGTGATCCAGACGCACAACTGATCTGCCAGCGAATGAACGAAGGGCACATCACTGATTTTTCAATCACTGCTGTGCCAATGGAATCGCTGTTTGTTCCACACGGCCAGTCGTACACAACACGACGCGGCCAAACGATTGAAGGTCCGGCCATCATCCACACGCGATGGCAGCCACATAACGCATCGATCTGTGCCACGGGCGCGGACGAGCTTTCCACTGTCCGCAGGTCATACACAGACCTCGAAAGAAAGGTTACAAGAACTATGGACGAGGCACTGTTGACTCAACTGGCAGCAATGGGACTTCCAGAAGGCATGACCGACCCGAACCAGATTTTGGCATGGGTTGTTGGCAAACTTGGAACAGGTGCGGCCGCCGTGGCCGAGCCGGAAGAACTGGTGGAAAACATGGAGGGCGATCCTAAGCCCGGCGAAGAAAAGAAAGTCGAGAATATGGACGCCATGACGGACGAAGAAAAAAAGAAGGATGTCGGTGAAGCCATCGCCCGCGCGTTGCGAGCTGATGCAAAACGACGCAAAGAAATCCAGAGTCTCTGTACTGCCCACAAGATCGAGCGATCTTTTGCAGACTCACTCTGTGACGATGGCGTCGACCTCAACACAGCCCGTGCAAAGGTTCTTGAAAGAATGGCAACCAAACCTGTTGGTCAGACGACCGAGCGTGTCACCGTTACCGAGTCCTCAGATGACAAACTGTTTGCAGCGGCCCGTGATGGTCTGATCATGCGAACGCTGCGGGCTGCAGGTTCACGGCAGACCATTGAACGTCCAGCGGCCGGACACGAGGACTTCCGCAACATGAAGCTCAGCCGTATGGCAGAGTTTTACGCGGAACGCCTTGGTTGCGATGTCCGCCGCATGGCCGCTAAGGATATCGCTCTGGTTGCAATGGGACATCCCGGAACGGCCAATCGATTCCGAATTCAGCGTGATGCGTACCACACGACCGGAAGTTTCAGCAACCTGTTGTTGGACGCGGCCAACAAAACACTGTTGGCGGGTTACGAGGAGGCTCCATACACGTGGAACATGTGGGCTCGCGATGCCGGAACAACTGCGGACTTCAAAAATCTGAACCGCATTCGATTCAGCGAAATGGGCACGCCCGAAATGGTGCCAGAAGGGTCTCCATATCCAGACGCGCCGATGAGCGATGCGAAGGAAGTGTATAAGGTCAACAAGTACGGCAACATGTTCACAGTAACATGGGAAACCGTCGTCAACGATGACCTTGATGCCATCAGCCGCATTCCCGCAATGCAGGGTGCAGCGTGCCGACGATTGCAGAATCAGGCCGTCTATGGCGTTCTGACTGCAAACGCCGCAATGGCCGACACGGGTCTCCTGTTCAACGCAACAGCACAGACCACTGCCGGGGGTCACGCAAACCTTGCAACTGGTGCTGGTGCTCCAAGTGTCACAACTTTGAACACCGCTTACATCAGCATGATGACCAAAAAGGGCTTGCGTTCAGACGTAATTCTGAACATTCAGCCAGCATTCCTGATCGTACCAGCGGCCATCAGTGCAACCGCACTGCAGTTGCTGGGATCTATCGCAGATCCATCTGTAGGTGGCTCTGCGGCTGGCAACAGCAACACCAAGAACATCTACGGGCCAAACGGCGACCGACCGCTAAAGGTAATCGTCGAGCCGCTGCTGGATGCTTCAAGCTCGACAGCTTGGTACTTGGCCGCAAATAACAGCCAAGTTGACACGGTCGAAATCACTTTCCTTGAAGGCGAACAGTCCCCAGTTCTCGAAAACGAATGGGACTTCGATAAGGACGTTTACAAGTACAAGGTGCGTCAGACGTTTGGCGTTGCTGCCATTGACTTCCGTGGCCTGTACAAGCACGCCGGGGCTTAATGCTCTGGCAGTTTGAGACCGTCCGGCCGGTCATGTGATCGGCCGGACTTTTGAAAGCTATTCCACAACGTAGCGGAATGCGATGACCGTTGTTTCGAAAGGGTGTTGATCATGGCAGGAATTCAGGATTTTGTTGAGTATACAGAAGACTTTTTTGGCCCGCAGACCGTACTGGCGTCACCAGTTGGCAGCGATCAGTGGGACCTGGTGGTCACGGGCACAACTCCGACAGCGACAGTCGGCGGGATCAATGGTGAGTTGACGCTGGCAAATTCAAGTGCAACCGAGGTGCAAAACTGTTGCGTCTATCAGTCCGACGTCTTGAACTACGATATTGACTTGCTGCAACGAGTCGAAATGCGTGTCAAGATGACGGCGGCTGTCGGCGGCGTTCTTGATTCAGCAACATCATTGGCATTCGGCGTGGCGGGTGCCCGCAACGATGCAATCGATTCAATTGCACAACATGCGTTGTTTCGGGCGATCGGCAGCAACGCAATCGTTGTTGAAACCGATGACGGCACGACCGACAAAGACGATGTCGCCACAGGTGCCAGTTTCACCAGTACCGTCTATAAGAAATTCGTGATTGATTTCACGGGCGGGAAAAGCAACGTTAAGTTTTACATTGATGGCGTTCGTGTTGCACAGTCAACGACGTTTGATATGTCTGCATACACTGCTGGTGTTCAGCCGTATTTTCAGATTCAGAAAACGTCTGACGCGAACACCGACAGCTTTACCGTAGATTACATCAAGATCGTATCGAAGCGAGCCTGATATGAGCTTGGCGGATCGGATCGTAACTGATGCGGCGGGTGTGTTTCTGAACAGCGATCACTTCGCTGAAACGGTTACGTATCATCCGCATCGGTTCGGATCACCATCAACGCCGAGAACCATCAAGGCCGTCGTGATCCGCAATCAGGTAGCGACGTTCAATCCGGACGAACAGATCATCCCAGAGTTTGAAGTCAGAGTTGCCAACAGTGCCACAACAGGCATTAGCAGCGAAGAGTTAAACGTGGGCGGTGATCAGATCAAGTTCCCGGTGAGACTCGGAGAAACGGCTACGAAACGATCTGTGCAGTTGCTGTCGGAACATGATGAAGGAATGCTGGTGCTGATATGTCGTTGACACTTCAAACGCCTGTCGTCTCGCGAATCTCAGATGAGATATTCGCGCGGCTTCAGGTGTTGGTGTCGGGCAGTGCTGGGGCCTATTCGTTTGCGGATGTCGTCAGGCCCACAAAGATTGCGACGTACACGCCACAGCACGGGTTGATCGTGTTAACCCGTGGTGAGGTGGCTCGGGCTCCAGAAATGGACTGCCCTGGCAATCCACCAGCAATTGGGATGCAGCAGACGTTTCTGATTCGAGTTCATATCGCTCCAAGCGAGAAGGACGCTACTCCTGTCGAGGTTTACGAGGACGTCATGGAAGCGGAAATTCACAAGGCCATTGTGAACGACGCAGCAACGTGGCACACGTTCGGGGAACTGGCAATCAATGCCGATCTTGGAGCACAACAGACAGTTGTCTCCGATGGTGGATATGACGGAATTGCAATTCCGTTAACGGTCACATATCGAGTCACGGAAGGCGACCCATACACGGTGCGAGCGTGATTGAAATTCAGATCAACGCGAAGCAACTGAAGCGACTGCGGGAAGCGGTCAGTAAGTCAAAAAAGAGCATCAAAAAGGAACTGGCTGGAGCAATCAACGCAACCAGCAAGAAAACAAAACTGCAGGTCGGGCGAGACATTCGCAAGACCGTCAATCTGAAAAAGGACGAGGCAGAACGGCCATTGAGTTTGCGAGCTACGGCGACGGAGACAAATCTGGTTGCTGTGGTTTCACTGAAGAAAACAAAACGACTCGGACTTCGACACTTCGGCGCGAAGCAAGACAACCGAGGCGTATCGTACAAGATCAGTAAAGCAGGCGGACGCTCAAGAATCAACGGAGCGTTTCAAGGTCCAAAACCGGGCGTGATAAAAATGAGCTGGAAGGGCAACGTATTCGTTCGCGTCGGGCCTGCTCAAAAGATGACTAAAGGACGTTATGCCGGGAAAATGAGACAGCCGATTCAGCAACGATTTGGCGTGTCAGCATTTGGAGCCTACGCCAAAAACGATCTCGAAGGGCCACAGGTCAAAGAGATCAACAAAGAACTGTCGAAGCAAATGGAACGACGAATCAACCTCAACATTCTCCGGGCAAATGGCCTGGTCAAGAAATAGGAAAAAACAATGAGCGGACTTCTGAGGCGTCGTCGAGTATTTGCAGCCAAGGTCGAAACGACTGTCGGAACTGCCGAAGCTTTAACAGGTGCTGAAGCTGCGTTTAACGCAGAAGACTTTGTGATTCAGCCGAATGTTGCCATGACGCGCCGCGAAGGGCAGGGCGGGTTCAATTATTTGCCGAGTATTCCGGAAGGCATGACAGGCACATGCACGGTGCGTTTTGGCATGAGCTACAACGGCACGACGCTGCCAACGTGGGCCTCAGTGCTGCTTCCGGCGTGCGGATGGGTTGCGACGGGACTTGTTTTGTCTCCGGTAACTCAGGGGCCGGGGCTTGCAGGCGGCGTAAAGACGATCACGATAGGCGAATATAAAGACGGCAAGCTGTCGCTTCTTTCCGGTGCTATGGGTACGTGGAAGATCATTGCCGAAACTGGAAAGCAGGCGATGATTGAATTCACCTTCACCGGCAAATACTCAACCAACGAAACCGACACTGCGATACTGACGCCAACGTATCCGACCGTGTTGCCTTTGCGAGTCGCTAACGGTGCCCTAACGTTTAACTCTGTTGCACTGTGCACAGCATCTGTTGAGGTTGATTCAGGCAATACCGTGACCATGCGGGAGTGCATCAATGCCAGTGATCGCAGCGGTTATATTTCAGCGATCGTCACAGACAGGGCTCCAGTAATTACGGCAAATCCGGAATCATCACTGGTCGCTACACAGGACCGTGACGCTCTTTGGCTGACCAGTTCCGCTCAGGCGTTTTCGATGCAGATCGGAGCAACCGGAAACTCGATCACGATTGCCGCACCAAAGGCTCAACTTGAGAACAAGCAGCAAGGCGACCGAAACGGAATTATGTCGGACGATCTGACGTGGCTTTGCACGGCCGGCAGTTCTGCCGATACCGAACTCACTATCACTTTTGATTGATTGGTTTATGCCTCGAAGTCTCGACCCTAACTCACGGCTGACAATGGTTTTGGCGTGCGATCTCGACAAGACGCCACAGCCAAAAATTTACGCCAAAGCTCCAACATTGAACCAACAGCGGAAGCTGATCGGTCTCATGAGTTCGCTGGAGGGCGGCGACTTGGGAGCGAAGTTTGACGCGATCATTGACGCGGCGTTCTCGTGCATCACTGGATGGGAAAACATCGAGATCCCGTTCAGCAAGGAAACGCTGGGGGACGTGTTGAGCCTGGACGAGTTGATGGAGGTGTTCACGTTCCTTATTTCGGCCACGGTGCCAACGGTCGACGATAAAAAAAAGTCAGAGTTGCAGCCCTCCTGAGATGCGGGGAGCTGTGCAAATCGTGCGTGGGTAAATGTCAAGGCGTAGTGTCGAAAGAGTTTTCGGCAGAAATTGAATGTGCGGAGTGTGGCGGAAGCGGGTGTGAGCATTGCAGCGAAGGCTGGTACATGATCGACCAATGCCCGTCGAAGTACATAGGACAGGAATTGATTTCAGACATTCAGATCGTCGCGGCAAGCGAACAGCATCTGCCAGTCTCTGGCGGATTGCTCGATCAGTCGGCGTGGTGGTTTGAGTTGCGACAACTGCTCAGAAGCGAAGAACATCGAATAACCGAAGAACAAATGAAGCGGCGGGACTAATGGCAACGAACGGCATTGACTTTGTAATCGGCGGGAAAAACCTTGCTGGTGCTGCATTCGATGGCGTGCTTAAATCTTTGGGGGCAATTTCTGGGGCATCGCAAACACTGGGAAAAACGTTTGCTTCTGCATCTGGCGGGCTATCAAAAGCCATTGGCTCTTTGGCTCAAAGCGCAGCAAAGTCACTAGCCACTATTGCCACGGGGGCGGCAGACGCATACTCGAAGGTGATAATTGCATCTGCAAAAACGGCAAAAATTGAATCGACCATTAAGCCTCAGTTGGACTCATTAAAACAATCACTCAAGGGTGTAGAAAACCAATCAGGACGCACAGCAAAAGCAACAGAAGCTCTTGCGTCTGTATCGAAAGGGCTTGTTGCCGCATACGTCGCCGTAAAGGGAGCCATGGTAGCACTTGGCGGACTCGACAAGATCAATGCAGCATACGACGCACAGACAGCAGCAGTAAAGCGACTGAACGCAGCATTGGCGATCCGTGGGCAACAGGCCGCATCAGCAGCGATGCAGCAGACCGCTAAGGACTTGGAAAAGCTAACAGGCGTTTCCGACCAGACAACGCTGGCACTGATGCAGACCGCTCAGTCGATGGGATTTGCCACCGACAAGGCGGACGACGCAGCAAAGGCGGCACTCGGGCTGGCAGCAGCGACCGGCAAGACTGCTGAGCAATCTTTGGGCGACATGAAAGCGGCACTTGAAGGAAACTTCGACGCCTTCACAGGGTTAAATCCGCAGATTATGTACATGCGGACGAATCAGGAAAAGATGGCGGCCGTCATAGCGATTGCTAATCAGGGACTCGCACAGCAATCAAAAGACATGACCAGCGTCTCAGGCTCGGGCCGTCGCGCTGACTCTGCAATGAGTTCGCTGATGGAGTCGTTTGGCAAGATCATTGCCCCGATTCGCGTGCTGATCAATGCGGGAATTCAACAACTGGCCACATCGCTGGACAAGTTGCTTGTGCCAGTCGTCCAGTACGCTACGAGCGTTCTGGAGAACATCGGGCCGATCATGGACTATGTCAAAGAAAAGGTTACGCAGGCGATCAATGTGGTGATCGGTGCGTTTACCTTCCTCGAAGTCATCCTGACAAATCTCAGCAGCGTCTGGGAGATTGTCAAAGCAGCCGCTGAACTGGCAATGATTAGCATCAGCGAATCCGTTATGCACACACTCACGGTTGTTATACCGGGCTATGCGACGTGGTTCGGTGAGAACTTTATCAACCTTATCAAAGACGCATTCAATGGCGTGATCGCTGTCATTACCAATGCCGGTCGAATCATTGGCGAAATGGTTTACCAGATTTTTGAGTTTATTGCGTCCGGTGGGGCGGGCGGCATAGATGGCCTGATGGTTGGGCTGGGCGAAGCCGCAAGCATAAGCCTGACAGATGGCTTTAAGTCTTCCCTCACGTCGCTGCCTGAGATTGCAGAACGTCAATTGACCGCACGCGAAAAGGATCTTGCGGAAAAGATTGGCGCTGTCGGTGGCCGACTCGGGCAAGAGTTCAGCGACAAGATGAGCGAGCGAATGGTGGGTGTAGGCTCGGCACTTGGCGAGGAAGTAAACGCAGCGACATCAAAGATTGACCTCAAAGGCCGACCAGCGGTCATGATGCAAGGCATTCCAGCCACGGAAGGGCGGTTGCTGACGCGAGGGCCGGGCACGCGAATTCCTGACATCATGCAACAGATTCTGCAAGAGCTTCGAAAGAAGCCGAACGACAAGCCAAGAATTCTCGTGCGTCTCGATGATGACCAGAACAGGCTTTTGCAAGCGGTAGCAACCAATACGCAGGGCAAATTGCAGATGGAGGCAATCGCGTAATGGCAGCGATCAACGTAACGCAAATGTGGTCGAAGGAAGGCGGTTCTGGCGAGTCGGAAAAGTACGACAGTTTCGCCACGAGGTTTTCGCACACAGAAGGTTATCAGGTTCTCGCGGAAATCGGAGACAGTCCAGAAGACGTTTTGTCAGCCACTGGAATTCCGGAATATGGAGCACGGCACCGATCTGGTGCAGATTCTTTTGTAAAGACGAAAACAGCTGAACCAATGGGGCCGATTTTGTGGATGGTCATGGTCAACTATGAAGGCCAGCGATTTGATGGCAATGTCGATGTTGAGTGGAGCGATACAACATCGTCTGAGCCAATCGATAGGGA